CCCCGTCCACCTGGTCAATCGAGCTCTGTGCGCTCACATAGAACGTGTCTCCGATCGTCGGAACCCAGGGGAGCGGAGAATAGATTTGGAAGCTGTTGTATTGATGTCCACCGCTCGTGTAGCTTGAGTTCTTGGCGACGACGCTGAAGAGCCCGGCCAGGGTAGAGTCGCCGGCGAAGACGATGTAACCACCGTCAAAAACATCGTCTGTGAAGATGTGTGTCGGCGTGCTCGTGCAGTCGGCGTTGACGACGGTGGCCGTGCTGGCATCGGCGACGATGAACTCCGGGATCGACGAGAAGCCCGCGGGCGGCGTCCCCCCGATGTAGCCGGCCATCGAATTCGTCACCTCGATCACGCCCTGCGGCACTTTCTGATCGAGCACATAGAGATAGCTCTGGACGCTGAACTTGATCTCGCCGCGCGTGGGCTGCGTCGTGCCGATCACGCCGCCGAACAGCTCATAGGCTCCCCAGGTGTTCGCATCCCCAGGTATGGGCATGAGGCAGCGCCACAGGCGGAAGCGCCGGTTGTCATAGAATCCCAGGCGGGCCAGTTCGTAAGGGCTGGTGGTGGGAATCGAGGACGTGAAGGTTTGGTTTGCGGGCGCCCAGGAAACATCAAGTTGTTTCGAATCCAGGCCAACGTCGCTCGCGACCGAGCCGCGCTTGACGACAGCCGGCAGGAACGTTCCCCACAAGGACCAGAGGAGCGGCGATTCCCAGTTCGAGAGCCAGAGCGCTTGTGGATCATCTGCCTCGCCGATGAGGTAGAGATCGGCCTGCCAGAGCTGGTTGCTGGCCTTGAGCGCCGCAAGAACCGTGGCGGTCGTGTCCGTTCCATTGCCAGAGAGAACTTTGCGCATCAGACGGTTGGAGGACGGTCGGAGACGAGCGTGATGGCTCCGGCGCCACCCTTCCCTTCCGACCCGCCCACGGTCCACATGTCGCTCACGAACTTCTCAAAGTCGATGGCGTCAGTCTCGAAGCGCACACGGAAATAGAATTTGAATGAGGCGGTGACGGGCGCGGTCGGCACATAGCTTGCAGTCCATGCGATGTACTGCCCCATGTAGGAGGCTCCCGGGATGGCGAGGCCCGGGACCGTCGATAGCGTTCCGGCATAGTACCCCGTGAGCACGGCGCCGTTGCCGTAAAGTGTGACCGCGCCGTTCAGGTCGGTAACGTCCTCCGCGAAGCCGCCCAGGTTTCTTTGCAGGGGTGAATAGTACAGGCCCGTTGACGTGTCCATGACCAGCGGAAGCTCCGCGAACAGGTTCGGCACCGCCGAGAAGCCCGAGCCCTGGTCGTCCCAGCGCAATTGCGGAGAGCTGGGGCCTTCTGACACATGCCCCCCGGAGGTCGAGAATGCGGGAGCGCTGCTGCCGGAGATTCCGGCTACGGTCGCCTTCTGCCAGTGCGTCGCGACGAGCAGGCTCGCGTCCACCGGATAATAGGTGCTTGCTTTCCAGCCCGCCGTCGTGATGCCAGGCCCAACCGAGTCGTCATCCGGGTCATCAAACAGGAAGGGCGCCTGCTGGCCGTACTTGTCCATGAAAAAGCCCATGAGAGCTTGCAAGTCCGTCCAGGGCGCGTTGCCGTTCGCGATGTTGCCAGGGTCGTTATATAGTACCTCGTAGTTCAGCGTCCACCGCCAGAATGGGTTGCGGGTCTGCGCGATGCGGGTACAGTAGAAGTTCGGCGCGTCCTGCACGATGGTGTTGAATAGCGGCCGCTTGATCACCGTGAAAGCCAAGCCGCGGATCGCGCTTGAGGCCGAACTCCCCGGATAGACTTGTAGACTCATGCGCCCAGCTCCCCGCGCCGCTGCGCCTGCCGGATCATCGGAACCAGTTGCGTTTCGAGGACTTCCTTCGCGTCCGGCCCGTTGTGGTGGAGGTTGAACGTCGTGTGATGGTGAACGGTGCGCCCCCCGCCGACAGGACCGCCCGCCGCCATCGACCGGAAGGCCGAGGAGACTTCCGCAGGCATGGCAATCTCGCCCTGGTGGATCATGGCGAGCCCGGTCTTCTGCGCCAACCCTCCGGTGTCGAAGCTCCCGTATGCCATCGTCTGCGTCATGGCCACAGTGGCCATCGCTGGCGCAAGAGCCATGTTCAACGGAAATGGAACGGATTCCATGACCGAAGCAAAAGCCCCCGCCCCTGCCCTGCCCGCATCGATGCTCACGTTAGCCTCAGCGAAGAACTTCTTTGTGATGAAGCCCAAGAGGTATTGCTCCGCCTCTTTCAAGAAGTAGTTGATCAGGGCGGTCGCCATCTCATCCGCGATGCTGATCACCATCCTGCCGAAAGTCTCATGCCCGGTGATCCAGGACGCAATATTGTGATTCACGATGCCCGTGATCATGCTGTACGTTTTGACGAAGTTTTGCTCAACCTGGGCGTTCACCTTTTGAGACTTCGCGGCGCGGTCCTGGTCGAGCGCTTCCATGCGCGCCACCACGCGCATGTAATCCGTGGTTCCCACCCCATAGATCCGCTCTGCGTCCGCCAATTCCAGTTCCAGCAACCTGTGCTGCTCGGCGTACCACTTGTTGATCGAGGCGGTTTCATCTGCGGCCCACGTCTTCAAGTTCTCCTGATGCGCGCGCAGGCGCTCGCTGTTTGCCCCTTCTTCCACCCGCAGCGTGCGGCTGGCGATCATCTCGGCGAAAGAAACTCGCTCCTCGTCCGCCCGCATGCTCTCTTCGTCGCCGCGCTTCGCATCTGCCGCTGCCATCTCGCGTGCCTTGCCTTGGGCTTCGAACTGCGCACGGAACGCGGCCTCCACCGCATTGCCATCCGCAATCAGGTGCTTGGTTCCTTCCGCGCTGATCGAGTCCAGCTTGGTTTGATGCTTTATGGCCAGCGCTTCGATCTCACCGTTGATCGTCGCCGCTTCCGCTGCCCCGCTCTTGCCATGCAGCGCCGCCTCTTGCGCCGCGATTTCCTTCTTGCGGTTAAGTGCATTGACGGCAACCACATACATCTCATCCTCGGCCGCGCGCTCGGCGGCGATCATCTGCGGCCACTTGCCCTTGTCAATCTCGACGGCTTCCCGGGCCAGGGCAAGCTGCTGCGCGATGATGGCATCGGCCACGCTCTTGTGAGCGTCAACCTCGGCCTTGGCCAGCGCTCCCGCTTCCCCTTCTCCTTTCAGCTCCGCCTTCTTTCCCACCCCTTCCCGCTCGACGCGGTACTTTTCATTGAGCAGAGCAATCTGCCGCTCCGTGAGCTTGCCCTCGCTGCTCAGGGCGTATTCGTCGGCGTTTTGCTTGATCCGCAGCAGCTGGGTTTGAAGCCGCGTTAATTCCGCGCCCTTGGCGCCGATCATCTGAAGTTGGATTTCCGCTTCCTGCTGCTTGTAGGCGCCTTCATGAGCCTTCCGTTGCAGCTCCGCTTGCGTGGTGAGCTGGGCGATCTGCGCCGTGCTCGCCTTCGTGGCCGCATCGGAAGACAGGCCGAAAGCTGCTCTCAGTGCGCTGACCGTCTCCAACACTCCCTTGAGCGGACCCCACCAGTCTGATGTTGCCTCAGCCGAGTCTTTGAATCCCTGGACGAGCCGCTCTGAAAAGGTCTGGCGCGCCAGGATGCCCAGGGTGGCCACGGACTGCGCGAGGGCAAAGGTGGCCTGCTCCAAGGTCTTCGCGTGCTCGAATGCCTCGGCTGACCCTTTGACCGCTTCCGCGAAGGCTTCCTTCTGTGCCTTGCCAAAGCCCATGATCGCGTCGGATGCCTTGCCGATCGCGGCGGGAATTTTGGCAAGCCACTCGACCACTCCAATGATGGCGACGGGGAGGAACGCAGCCGCCATGATCCCGGCCACGGGTCCGACGCTCGTCAGGAAAGAGCGCACGAAGCGCGGCAGCGCCACGCCCATCTCCTGCCCCATCCCCATCATGGCCATGCGCGCCTGCATGGCAGAGGAGCCCGCACGGGCCATAGCTGGAGGGATGGTGTCGACGGCGGGCGGGATCTTAACGATTTCCGGAACGGAAAGCGCGAAGCCCCTGCCAAACGCCAGGGATGCCTGTGCTGGTCCGGCAAACGACATGGTCATCTGCGCGCAGGTGCCTTCCGTCTTCGCAGCAAGAGTGTCCAAGCCGGGCAGGATTTGCGCCAGGTTGATGACTGCCCCGACTTCAAGAACATCTGTTGCCATACAGAGAATCCCCAACTCTCCCTAACTCTCCCTAACTCTCCCATCTAGGTGGCGGCAACAGGATAGCCAGGTTAATTCATGCCCCGCTTGCTCTTCTCTGCCTCTGCCCAGGCGATGGCCTCACGAAGCTGCGGCGGTATTCCTGAGACACCTGGCATCACAACTTGCAGGGCCGAGAACTTCTGCACCGCCTCTTGTTCGTTCACCGGTTCCCAGGCGTTCAGATTCCTTTCCTTTCCCAGCGCCATGCGCAGCGCCGGCGTGCGTCCCAGGAAGTCCATCAACTCGAGCGCGCGACACAGGCTCAGGTCGTCAAGGTATTCGTAGCTCCAGCCGGTGCGGGTGATGATGGTTCCGTAGAAATCGGCCCAGTTGACGACGGCTGAGCCGTTTCCCCGACCGGCCCGGACCCCGGGACCGTGAGCCCCGATAGGCCGGACACGACCAGCAGCAGCCTGCGCATGTTGTTCATGTCGACCAGGTCTTCCGCTTCCTCAAATGTCATGGACGGATAGTTGCGCGAGAGCGCCGCATGGATCACTTCCACGGCATCATGCTGTTTGTCCGGCAGGCTGTCTTCCGTGATGCCTTTGTTCAGCCCCCGGATCTTCTCCCATAGCTGGCGAGTCTGTTTCACCGAGAGCGACGGCAGTACATACTCCCGGCCGCCCAGGCGAACTTTCTCACCGTCAAACTTCAGAGTGATCGTCTCGGTCACATTCCCTTCTTCCCCGCAGGACGGCGGTAGGTGCACCCGCCGCCGTCCCCCGTTCCGTGCGTCGATGGGTGATCTAGTACGAGTCCATCATGAGTAGGCCGAGCGTGTTCGTGGAATCGGCATTGGCGCTGCCGTCGAAATCCGCGATCCAGAAATCTTCCAGCTTCGTTGGGATGTTGATCGAGCCCAGCGTGACATCATTCAACTGCAAGGCCATGTACTTGCTCCGGAAACGGTTGTAGAGCAGCATCTCGATTTCCGGCGCATAGCCCATCAGTTGGTTTGCGATGGTGATCGTGGTGCCCGAGTTGACGGCATAGGTGTAGCTGATCTTCACGGCCCGAGTCGCCGTTCCGTCAGCGCCCGAGAAGCTGTAAACGCCGCTCGTGACGTTGGGATAGTACTCCCCGGCCACCGTCACCGCCGCCGCGTTCGGCATGCAAGTGAACGGCTGTCCCGTTGTGGCGTCGATGACGCCCCAATCCGCGATGGCGCCCGCGTTCGTTACGGTTGCCGAATTCGTGTTGCTCACCGTGTGGGACTCGCCATCCACGATCAGCGAATACCCGGCCGTGCTGGCCTGCGCGAAATAGAGTTGGTTGAGCATGGCCGGATCGAAGACGGCCAGCTTGCCCTTGAGCGTGACGTCCAGCTTGCCGCGCGCCGTGGCGACGGCAAGTTGATATTGGCCGTAGAGTTTCTTCAGATCGGCCTTGAAGTCCACCGTGACCTCTTGCAGCACGCCGAACTTGAACGGGGTGGGGTCTGTCGGCTGATTGCCGGCCACGGGCTTTGCGAATAACACACCGCTTCCGAATTCGATGACCATATTTTACCTCTCTCCTTGTACCGGGGCCGGGTCCGGTCCTTGATCTCAATTCACGGGGCCTGCGAGCATGTAGATGGGCACCGTGATCAAAATCTGTTCACTTGTGACGTTGGGGAAAACCTCTCCCTCGATCCATGCATGATAGACGAGGCCGCCCAGCGTTTGTTTCTGGTACGGTGGTTTCGTCTCGAAAACGTTCTTGATGCCCCATATCAAGTAATTCGCCTGCGTCACCGACAGGGGATCCTGATCGGGCGGGGCCGTTCCTTCGGCACGCACGTAGATCACCGCAACCGCCGTGAACGTCCACTTGGCCACGCTGAAAAGGTCCTTCTGTTCCACGGGAAGCGATCCCTGCACGAGGATCAAGGCGGGCTGATCGGCAGGCGGAACCGAATCTGGAACCATGAAGGCCCTCCGGACGCTCTTCAAGGTCACGCCCGCGGCAAACGTGGCGCCCGCGAGCAGCGTGGCCAGGGCCGCATAGACTTCCTCGAGATAGGTTGGATCTGTGAATGCCGTGCTCATCGCATCACCTGGGCGGCCGTCTCGAAAACTCGCGCGATGATCCGCCCGCGCAACTCTTCCAGCGAACTCTCCATGAACGATCTGCGTTTCAGCGGCGGATGAATCACCTTCCTCACCACGATGCCGCCCGCTGCACCGAAAGCCTTGACTTGCCCAGGGCGCAACGATCCAGCCCGTTTGCCTAACCTGAAACGCAACTTGGTCGTGGCGGTGCGCCCGAAGCTTGCCCCGGCTGATCCGGCCGGGAAGAAAGCCAGGGCTTGCTTGTCGGATTTGCCCGTCAGCGCGCCTGGTAGGATTTCATATTCCTTCTCGCCCCCCCGCTCATGCACCGCAGCCCACCAGAACAGCCCGCCACCTGCCTGCACGCCTCCGTGAAGCATGGCCCCAGATAGCGTGGTCGGCTGCTTGCGAACTGTGCCCAGGAGCCCTCCGCCCCCGGCGTGTGATTGTAGGACTTCTCCCGAGAGCTTCCGCTGAATGCGCGCCTGCAGTTCCAGCATCAGCTCTTCGATCGTCCTTTTCTCGGCCGCGAGGATCTTCGGCCCTCGCGCCCGGAGAGCCAGCATGACGCGCTGATCCGAATTGTCGAACGAAAGCCTGATCACCGGATCGCCTTCCTTTGGTAGTACTCGAAAACCTTCATGTATTCAGGCGGGGCATCCCAATCCCTGTACGTCGTGGTTGCCGAACCGCCTTGGGTGGTCACGGAGCGTGATTTCTGATCTTGCCATCCCTTGCGCTTGTAATTAAGCGCCACAACGCAGCGCACCGCATATTCCAGGTCGAAGGGCGCCTGATTGATCTGGTAACTTGCCGCGACAAGTTGCCCTTCATCGGCCGCGCTGAAAACGTAGAGGCCGTTCAACACGGCATACTCGCCCACCGTGGGCCCGCTCGACACCTTGGCCATCACGTTCAAGGATGGATAGTAAGTCACGCCCGCATCCGCAACCCAGGGCGCAGCCTCCAAGGTGATCGTTCCCGCCGTCACGTTCTCAACATCGTTCTGCACCAAGATCGGAAGGTAGCCCGCGCTGTAAACAACCTCGATGTTGCCCTGCCCGCGCAGGAATACGGGCCCGCGCTCGCGATAGGTCAGAGGGGTTGGGTAAGGGAACGTCGTGTAGCTGCCCACGCCTCCGCGCAGCCCGAGCGACTTCTTGGACTGCTCGATGTAATATCCCCAAACATTCGCGGCCGATGACGCTGGAACGCTTGCCCCGCCCATCGTCACGCTCTGGACGTTCAGCACCGGATAGTTGTTCAGCATGAGCCGAGCGTTGCCGTTGCCGTCGTAAACATCGTCATGGGCCGCGACGGAGTTGAGCGAGCCCTGCCCGGTGAAGTCTAACAGCCATTGGGAAAACGCCGTGATGGCCGACTGGATCTCCGCGTCAGCGGTGCTGGACAGCACCTCGGCCCGGCTCTTGACCGCGTTCAGGGTCGTGAGATCAATCGTGTTGGGGCCCATGATATCTCTGCCTCTCTCGGGGTTACGGGACGACCGTCGTCTCGCCGCCGGCCGCCCCGCCCTCCCTCCTGGATCACCCCCCCCGGTCAAGGGACGTGTCCCGAAGCCTCTACAAATCTCCCGCCAGTGCCGCGACGGCCGGCATGTCGGCGATGAACTTGTTCGTTCCCATGTGCGAGGTCCGCATCCAGGGGATCATCCACACCTTGAAACCGATTCGCTTGCACTGAAGGCAAAAGCGATAATCCTCGCTGTCATATTCATGCGTGTCCGGGTTGACGCCAACCTGAAAGAAATCATGCGTCGGGCCGGGCAAGGAGTTGGGGTCGGAGCGCGACTCGTACCATTGGTCGGGGTAAGCCTCGCGAAACTTCGCGAACACGTTGCGGCGGATCATCATGAGCCCCGTGCCCATGCTCGCCATCTCCTGCAGCTCGTCGAGCTTGATCTCGCGGCGGCCGATAAACGGCTCGTAGTTGAACACGAAGTCCGCGGAGATTCGGGCCATCTCATCCGGCGTGAAGTGCCGGCCGTTCTTACGCAGCGCCCGCTCGATCCGCCCCCAGTTGATCGACTTCTTCGCGCACGGCGCCGCCACGATGTCGCGGTCCATCTCCAGCATCGCCAGAACATCTTCAGCCTGGAATCCAATGTCCGCGTCCACGAACAGCGCATGCGTTTCATCGTGGTTCTTCAGATACTCATCCACCAGCCGGTTACGGCCGCGCGTGATCAGCGACTCGTTGTAAGTGAACGTGTAGTTGAACCTCACCCCGTGGTGCATCATCATCATGATGAGCCGGGTGAAGGACTCGAAGAAGTTCACCGTGCCCATGCCGCCGTACATGGGCACGAGGATGTTCAAGGATTTGTCTTTCAGGCTCATTCCCCGGCCCCTTTCTGAAAGTAATGCTCGATCAGCGCCCGCTCCTGGCCGAGCGTATAGACGGACTCCACGGCCCCGTTGACCAGAATGCACCAGGCCGGATTTGGGGGTTTCGGCACTTCATTGTTCCGGTTAAGGAACCTCGCCAGAACAAACTCGGGCCGCTCCACCACCGGTGCCGCCTTCTCAGCTTTAATGCGAACCTTTATAGCCATGACGACCTCCCTAGAAATTTGCGCCGCATTGATTGCAATGCAGGCGGCCATTCGATGGAACAAGCATTCCCCGACTCCCGCAGCTCAGGCACGCTTCTCCCGTGCCGACAAGAACCCCGGAAGTCGCATAACCCTGGCCCTCTTGAGAAGCCACCAAGACCTGCGCTGCGCTCTTCTGGTGATAAGGTGCGCTGGCCTTTGCCCCGTCCTTCTTCGAGCTCCGGTAGTAAAGGAAATGAATCGCGGCGTCGATGTGATGCTCGGTCTTGATGATGCCGAGATCCCGCATCTGATTCGTCCAGCGCGTGTCTTCACCCCAGCCCCCTGACATCGGAACCGCCAGCGCCAGGGCGGTTTTGACCGGGCAAAAGTGAACGATGTCGCGCCAGAGCCCCGTGGAGTCCTGATGCCATGGCCCATGATGCAGCGAGACGTGGGTGGGTGGCCGGGGCATCCCGTCCGAATACTCTTGAAACTCATAGCTGACATAATCCACGCCGTCCAGCAGAGGGAGAACCCGCCCCACGTAGTCGCTGGCAACCAGATCGTCATCGTCCACGAAGTTGCTGTACAGTCCCCGGGCCCCTTCCCTCATGATCTGCCGGTTATCGCCCAGGCCAAGCTCCGGGTCTGACGTTCGCACCATGACTTCCACGTCGCTGCGGCCGGCGGCTTGCGGCGTCAGCACGCCAAGCAGCCGCTTCAGATATTCCGAGCGCGACGGCTGAGTGGCTATCAGGATGCTCCAACGAGGGTCGGCAGATGGGCTCATCAGGCAGGCGCTCCTTGATAAAGGCATTGGTTGCAAATCAACTGCGCGTTGGAAGGCACCACGCATGAGCTGCCGCAGCGCGGGCAGCAGTGGGATGCTCTGATAGGTACCCCCGGCTGCCGCATCGCTGGCTCAGGCCGGCGTTGCTTGTAGGGCACCCAGGGGGGAGCCCCGATGGTCCCCGGAGAATCTGTTTTGCCCGTGCGCAGATAGTAGAAGTACATCACCTCGTCGATGACGTGCTCGGTCTTGACGATCCCCATATCTCTGAGGTGAGCCGCCCAGCGAGCATCTTCGCCAGGCCCACCCTCACGCGGCACCGCAAGCGAGAGTTCCCGGCGCAGAGGGCAGACCTGCATGATGTCGCGGAACTCCGCGGTGTCCGTGTTATACCATCTTCCGTGGCACAGCGAAATGTACGTCGGGATGTGCCGCGCCCCGTTCGTGAACTGCTGCAGGCGGAAGCTGATTTGATCGACGCCATCCAGGAGCGGAAGGATGCGCGCAACATAATCGGGCGCAACCAGGTCATCATCATCGACGATACATTGATATTCCCCCTCGACCGCTTCCGCCATCCGTTGCCGGTTGTCGCCAAGAGACAGAGCGTTATCGAAGTACCGGATGAAAAGCTCGACCTCTGGATGCGCCTCGATCTGTGGCTTCAGACAGGCCATGAGCCGCTGCAAGAACTCCGCCCGGGACGGTTGCGTCAACACGAGGATCGACCATCGCGGCTGGACCATCAAGGCGCGCAGGACTGCGGCTTCCCGGTCTCGTTCGGCCGCCAGTTTCTTGAACGTCTGGCCGGGATTGTCGCGACTGCGGCGCGCGATGTTCTCGCTCATGGTCCGGTCCACGGCCGCCTTCTGAAATGCCCAATGCATGTGTTCGGTCACGTAGGGCAGGAAGCGAAGCCGGCCGATGCTCTTTGCGACCTCATACAGCCAGGTGTCCGCATAATCCGAGGAGAAGTAGGGCGCCGTGAAGCGTCCAACAGCTTCAACCCAGCGGCGATGAATGATCGGGAAGGTCGGGAACCATTTGCCGTCTTTCGCCAGATCATCTCCGTGAACGAGCAGGAGCTTGTCGGCAGACGCCGCGAAGGCATCCTCAACAGCTTGAGTCCAGCCGGGCGTGCGCATGACCACGTCGTCGCTCGCCAGCATGAGGATGTCTCCGGAAGCCGCCCGCATGCAGACGTTCCACATATCGGACATCACGATGCGCGGTCCCACCAAGAGCTTGTCGATCGTCCCTGAAACGTGCATGGCGTGATAGGCTCCGGCCTGCGGATCATCATCATCAATGCGGCAAACAATCTCAATCGGACTGCGCGCGGTGGCGCGGGAAGACTCGATCATCCGAAAGAGTCCCAAGGGGCGGTCGCGGCTTGGTGCCAAAATCGAGATCACGAACTATGCTCCCTTCATCACTTCACGACAGGATTCTCGAACAGTACGCTCGGGCCGGCTGAGCTGTGCGCTTCCGAAACCTGCTTCCAACCTCCGCTTGCGGCGAACTCGTAAATGCGAAACCCTGCGAGCAGGGCGTTGATGACCGCCACCGAACTGCCCAACAGCTCGAGACGCCGGGCGCGGTCGATGCATTCGATGAGGAAATAGTCCACATCGGTGAAGCTGGCGCCCAGGCCGCGGATCACCAAAGCCTCCGCGCCTTCCACGTCGATCTTGACCAGGCGGATGCGCCCGAGCGGAAGAAAGCCGTCCAAGCGCCGCGTCTGCACCCGGATGGAATGACTGCGGTCGTCTCGGTCGGCCGCTCCCAGACTACCAAAGCCGTCATCGTAGCCAGATGGCAAATAGAAATCAGCTTCCCCGTCAACGTCTGAAAGCGCAAGTTGGTGAGCGGCCACGCTTGGCCAGTGCCACTCCTGACAGTTCTGGACCAGCAGGGTATGCAGTTTCGGGTTGGGCTCGAACGCCAGCACGCGCGCGCCGCACTTCGCCATGAGACAGGAGTAATAACCGACGTGCGCCCCGGCATCGACGGTGAGATCTCCTGGGCGGATGAGCTGGCGCACGCGCTCAGTCTCCGCTTGCTCCCAAACGCCATACTGCTTGATCTGCGCGCCGATGTAACTTCCGTCACCCACGCGCAGGCTGAACCCGTATTTGGTCTCGACGATCATACCGTCACCATCTGCCGCGCCACCGGCGTTAGGAGCTGGTCGAGCATGCGTTCCAGGCTCAACTCTTCGCGCACCTTTCGGCACCCGGCCTGCGCGATGGACTCGCGCTCTTCATCATGTTCGAGCCAGCGCTTGATCTGCTTGACGTTCTCCCGGATGTACCCATGCTCGTAATAGATGATGTGCGTGCCATCTTCGAACACTGAAAGGTTCTCCGCAGCCTCGCCCGGCAGGCGCGGATACATGACGAACGTTCCGCAGGCCATCACCTCGCAGACCTTGCCGACGACCAGCCGAGAGAGCGGCGGCAGGCAGAAGAACACCTTGATCTGCCGGTAGGTCTTGGCGAGCAGATGCGTCGATTGCGGCTCGCGCATCCCGTCCAGCTCCTGCACGCCGACCTGCCCACATTGGAGTGTGATTTGGTCCGGCTGTTGTGCCATCCGCTGCGCGTACTCGAGACGTGGGCCATAAAGCTGCCCGACGAAGGCGGCGCCGTACTTCTTCTGTTCAGTTAGCCCGACAGAGCCCAGCGGTTTAAACATCGTCGTGTCGGCCCCGAAGGGCTGCCATTGCCCGCCATACTTCTTGGCGTCCTGCGCGGCGGGGAATGACCAGTGCTTCACCCAGGCAAGTAGCTCCGGGAGTCGGCCGGGAAGATTCAGATCGGCTCGGTCCATCGACTCATCAAATCGGGCTATCGTCTTCTCGACCAGCGGCGCCCAGGCTTCCAACCCGTAAAGTGCCGCGAGCCAGGGCTGGGTATATTCGTGATAAAAGCTAATCACGGCATCGCAGGCGGCTAGCTGCGCGATGGTGGGCAGCTTGGCGCGCATCGGAACGATGTCGTGGGGTTGGTTGCCGGACAGGACACATTCGGTGACGTCATGCCCCATGCGGCGAAGTGTTTGGGTGTAGCCTCCGAGTGAGGCCCAGCCTGCAAAGGTGTTGCGAGGAAAGAAGATAGCGAGTTTCATGTGCAATGACCGGCTTGCCCTTTCTCCTTGCGTCTAGTCTATCTCCACGCTGATGCTGCTCAGCACCGCCACCGACCCGCTGGCTTGATAAATCTGCAAGTCGAACGTGTCCAGCGCGTTGAAGCTCACGGAGTCGATCAGGTTGCTCGCAATCTGCGTTGCGGCTGTGGTACCAGCCGGGATGGTTATGGACAACCCCGTGGCCACGCCGTTCTTCATGATGGTCAATATCATGGGGTCTGTTCTGGGGTCGTTGGTGAAGAGACAATACATGTTCTTCATCGTGCAGGCACGGGGCATAGGCGTGCGGACGTTCGCTTCCGTGGCATCCACGGTTGAGCAGAAAGGCGTGGCATACTGATATCCATTGCTGAGACTCACGCCGTCATACAACGGGAAGATGATCATCCCCGTCGCGCTGCCGGAAGGTACCAGCTCCATGGCGACGGAGAGTAGTTTTGCCGAGACAGAAGAAGAGCCATTCTCGAACTGCCAGTTGATCCAATCCCCTGCCGTGAGCGCAACCGTGTCCACGCTATTGCCGTATATGCCCTGCGGAGCACTCGCGGGAAGCGTGAACGTGAGCGCCGTGCTGTTTGTAACCCCGCCGCTGGTCTTGCGGACCGTCACGATCAAGGTGCCGTCGCCCGGCTGAGCACTCTGTGTCAAGAGATACATGTTCCGCAGAGTCGAGTCATACGGGATGACCACTCCCTCGGTGGGCTCATCTCCGACATAAGTGTTAAGACCCCCGGGCCCCATCCACCGCGTTCTGGGCCCGGCGTCGATGGTGTCCGTGGCAAACAAATGCACAAGGGGCTGGGAGGCGGACCCGACAATGTCCCAGCTATAGCCGCCGATGTCCCCCGGCCACGCAGAGCTGATGCTGGTGACCTGCCCGCCTGCCGAAAACAGCGCAGGGACATCAAAGGGCTCCACGTCTGGAATTGACCCGAACGCCCCCGCGGCCGCGCCAGTTGGAATGACCGTGAACACCGGGCTGGTAGGATAAGGAAGGCTGCTGCCATCAGAAAGCGCAAAGGAACCAAAATATGCGGTCCCCACCACCTGGGCAGTTATCATCTCGATTGACAGATTCCTGAAAGCCGCAGAGAACGGCATGATGGCCAGGTTGGTAGGATAATTGAAACTACCACCATTCCAGCCAGTGGCCCAGGGAACTAATGCTAAACCCGTCTGATGATGGCCGCTGTACCCGCCCATGATTCCGCCCACCACCAGCACAGCCCCGCCAGTCGCCCCGGTGGCGCCGGTGGCCCCCGTCGCGCCCGTTGCCCCCGTCGCACCCGCTCCTGTTGCCCCAGTCGCTCCGGTAGGGCCGGTATCCCCTTGAGGTCCACCTGAAGGGCCGGTTGCGCCGGTTCCCCCCGTTGGTCCCGTTGGGCCGGTTGCGCCGGTCGGTCCGGTAGCGCCGGGAGAGGCATAATCCACGAAGGCGCTCTCCGCGATGGAGACGACCATCAAGTTGATCTCAGCCACGGCGATGTAGTTGCCCAAAGCCTCCGCGTTATTCAGGAAGCGCAGCATCGCGTAACGGTGCGTGTAGGGCTGCGACAAGATCCAGGTGATGAGCGCCGTGTTGGTCGAATGGAAAGTGGTCGTCTCGACGGCCGATCCCCAATCGCTCCCATCGTCGCTGACGTAAAGCTCGACCGTGCCGGCGTTCTGGCCCATTCCGTCTTGGCGAGGAAGCAGGGTGATCGCCGCGAAATCCTGCACGCTGCCCATATCGACAGACCACCAGTGAGGAAAGGCTGCGATGCTGGAATTCCAGAACGTGGCCGGATTGCCGTCGATGGCCTTCGCTGCGGCATAAGTGGAAGAGAATTCATCCGACGCCGTGGCTGTCCATCCCGCACGGCTGAGCGGTTCCAGAATGATGCTGCCGCCCGTGTCCCCGGTCGCTCCGGTTGCTCCGGTTGCGCCCGTGGGGCCATCCGGGCCGGGGTCGCCCTGGCCTCCGGTATCGCCTTGAGGGCCAGTATCACCGAGAGGCCCGCTTGGCCCGAGGTCTCCGCTTGGCCCGCTCGGACCGGTCGGACCGGTCGGGCCGGTCGGCCCCGGAACTCCGTACTCGACGAAAGCTGATTCCGCGATGCCCACCAGCATGAGGTTTATTTCGGCGCTGGCAACCTGATTGCCCGAGCCCTCCGCATTGTTGTATACCTTGACCATCACGTATCGGCTCGCGTAGGTCGTGGAGAGAACCCAAGTGATCAAGGCGGCGCTGGTTGAAAGGAAGGTTGTTGACTCAACAGCCGAACCCCAGTCATTCCCGTCCGCGCTGAGAAAGAGCTCAACGTATCCCGGATTCTGTCCTCCCGTCAGGTCTTGGCGCGGTAGCATGGTGATGGCAGCGAAGTTTTGAATGCTGCCCATGTCCACGGCCCACCAGTGGGGGAAAGAAGTGTTGGCCGAATCCCAGAACGTACTGTCGTCGGAATCAATCGCCAGTTCAGGCCCGTGATTGGCCGCAGAATCCGAAGCGCTTACCAGCCATGTGGCGCGATTCAGCGGCTCAAGAATGATGCTTCCGCCTGTGGCGCCCGTGTCACCAGTTGGGCCTGCGTCACCGGTTGCTCCCGATCCGCCTGATGGGCCTGTGGCGCCCGTGTCGCCCTGTGGCCCCGGATCGCCTGTCGGGCCTGAATCGCCTGTGGCACCCGTTGCGCCCGTGTCTCCCTGCGGGCCACCCGAAGGTCCGGTTGCTCCCGTGTCCCCGGTCAATCCTTGCGCCCCCGTGTCGCCTGTCGGTCCCGGAGGGCCGCCGGATGGTCCCGTTGCGCCCGTGTCGCCCGTCTGTCCTTGTGGCCCGAGATCTCCCGTGGCTCCGCTGGGGCCGGTGGGGCCGGATGGCCCGGTGGGGCCAAGGCCCCCCGTGCTGCCGGTTGCACCCGTGCCTCCGGTTGCGCCGGTATGCCCGGTGGCGCCCGTCGCTCCCGTGTCTCCGACCGGCCCCCCGGATGAGCCCGTGGGGCCAGTAGGCCCCGTGGGCCCCGTGGGGCCAGTGGTGGGATAGCTCTCATCAACGTACGTCGCGCCCGGGCCAACGATCCACACTCGAAGATCCACGCTCACGTTGTAGCCGCCAGTCCATTGCGGCAGCAGGATGAAGGTGTCGTAAAGGGCGCCCAGCGCGACCGTGCGGGTTGTGTCCGTGACCCCGCTGTAATCATCCAAAATCACGCCGCCGCCTGCCTCACCTGCGGTCAGCGCCAAATCCATCGTGGTCGGCTTGCCGTGGATCGTGTAGGTGATCTCCAGCGAAGTTGACCCAAACACCAGGTTGGGAATCCTGACGGGTTCTCCAGAGCGGGTTGCTTTGAGATTGAGCAGTGATTCCATCTTACTCCTCCTGCCAGGATATCAAGGACTTGGAAGGGCGCTCTCCGTGAGCGCCCCTCCGTCAAACCAAACGCCGCTTCGAAGCCCGGTCAATTAGGGCTTCACAAACGGGCCGATGCCGGTGCGCAGAGCCGAGATCCACGGCATGTAATGCGCCAGCACCTCATGGATGTAGGTGCCGAAGGTCCATTGCCGCGTGACGATCGGCCATTCGATGGCGTAGTAGTCGCGCTGCAGCAGGAATTGACGAACGGACGGAACCCGCGAATGCGGATACGGGTTCGTGTTGATGTCGTACAGCATCGTTCCCGGAGGAAACATCGGGTGAATCCTGATCGGGATGGCTGCCCCGCCCTCGGGATTGATGGAGTACTTCGACTTGTAGCTGGTCACGAGGAAGCCGCCCATCAAGGAGCCCTGGGCGTCCTTGGTGTACTGGAAGATATAGCTGTTCGTCCCAGTCGAGCTGTAGATGACAGCCGATTCCAGCGCGGCGCGCACGTCAGCCGAGCACCAGATGGCGTCGGGTTGCGCCTGGTAGAGTTCCCAGAGAGTGCGCAGATCGTCTTCCACCTCTTGCACCTGGCCGTTTCCGGCCGGAGTGAACGTCCCACCGCCCATGTCGGTGCAGAGCCCGTTGTTGAACGTGTAGGTACCCAGGCCGTCCAGGTCGGTCGCCTGGTAGCTGTTGTCAACCGTGAAGCCGGTCGCGTTGCCGGTCTGAATGCCCGTGGCCTTGGCGGTGATCGTGTAGTTCGGCCACGCGGTGATGGCGCCCAGCGTCAGGACGTCCACCGTGGTGTTCGCGTTGACGCCCCAATACCACGCATAGGCGACGGCGCCTTTCTGCGCGGGCAAGGAAGCAAGGACGCTGCCACTGCTGTTCGTGGTGCCCATGGCGACGTTCGAAATCGCCGAGATTCCGCCGGCAACGTTGATCTTCGTTCCGTCAGCGTTGGTCCGCTCGGTGTAGGCGGTAAGGCCGCGCGCCACGGTCGGCGGGATGTTGTAGCCAGCCTGCCCGCCCGGGTTGACGCCCATGGCAGTCAAAGCGACCACGGCCACGGAGACGTTGCTCCCCGTCGCGAGGCCACCAGCGGCTGAGCCCGTGTCCACGGTCGGAGTGGTGGGCTGCCCGAGCGCGAAGCCCAGGTTGCCGGTGGTTTGTCCGAGGATAGTGGACGGTCCGGCGTTGCCCCACAGCGTGATCATCTCTTCCTGTAAGCGCAGGCGAGCCAGGTTGCGGAAATGCTCATCCGCTAGGTTGTCGGTGTAACCCTCGCCGGCCCATTGCGCCGTGAAGGTTTCCCCGCCTTCTTCGCCAAGCTCTTTGTAGGTGGCGAAGTAGTCGGCTTCATCGGGAGTCGCCGTGGCGTTGCGCTGCCCTTCCTTGACGCCCGCATAGACGAACGTCGAGTTGGGGTTGAGTGTTGCCTTCCAGTGGGCGACCGTGCCGACTCCGGCGTTGACCTTCCCGGTCTTCGGGATCATCTGGATGAACGGGGTGTTCAAGGGGAAGATGAGGTAGGCCGGGCCCCGCAGGTCATAGAAATTGAATCCCAGGCTGGTGGTCACGCCAGCCTTCATGAGGGCCTTGATGTACTCGCGTCCTGCGCGCTTCACCAGGTCGTTTTCGAGCGACCACTCTCTGGGCGGCAGGGCTTGGGCTTCAAGGCACAACTTGGCGAGCGTCGCGTCCGTACCGAGCGCTTTCGCCATCCGCTCGCGGCTCGCATAAGCCGCGGCAGCGTATAGCTCTTGTTGCAGTTTCATGTGCGCCTCTCTCCGATCTGAATTTGACGAGCAACCGGGTGTTTATGTTCCGAGCCGCTGACCGGAGACGACTCGCGCAATCTCGATTCCAGGGCTGCTACACCTGGACGAACTTCTGCAGCTTGGGGTCGACTCCCGTGGTAGGGATCTCAGCCCCGCCCGGGCGCGGAATAAGTTGCAAGCCGGGCGGCGTCGGCAGGATGCCGCGCACCGCGTCGGGCACGATCTTGTCGCCCAGCGCCGAGCGCACGCCAGACAGGACCATCTTGCGAATCTCGTCCTGAACGGCCGGGTCGGTCTTGAGCATTTCGAGCGCCGAGTGAACGAGCCCCGTGGTCGTCGATTTCACCATGTCCTCGACGCTGCCGGGAGCGCCAGCAACGGGGTCCGCCGCCTTCACAACCGGATCAGTTGCCGCCGCCTTCGCGGCCGCGACCTTCTCCTCGCCCACGCTGTCTCCGAGCGTGTCGAGATGCTCCGCGTGCGCCTTGTGCATGTCCGCCACTCCGGCATGATGAGCCGCTTTGCCCTTGTGAAGCTCTGCGACCTTGCCGAAGTAGGCTTTGTTGACGTCGCCGTCATCCATGGCCTCATGCTTCGCTTTCGCGAACTCATGGTGTGCCTTGTGAAGCTCCGCCAGACTACTGTGCGCCACCGAGAGTCCTCTGTGGTGCGCGGCTGCCTTCTTGAAGTGAGAGGCGAGGCCACTGAACGCCTTCGCCAGTTCATCGATCGTTTTAAACATTGTGCTATGCCTCCTGCCGCGTTCGGCGGCCAGTGAAATGAGCGACCGGGAAAGCTCTTGGTTAGGACACGCGAGCACTGAGATCGGCCCGCACCTCTTCGGACTCTTCCTCGACCATCCTCAAGAGCGTGTCGAGGATCGCGTCCACATTGTCGGCGAGCAGGCCGGGCAGCGGCGAGTCGTCGCCCTCCATCTCGGATTC